GTCATGGGAGGATTCCTTCCTTGAGGAGATGGTCCGGGTCAGCGCTTCAGGCGCGCTTGAGGCCGGGGTTGTTGGCAGCGATGGCCTTGTCCCAGATGCTCTGGACGTTGGCCGTGGCGGAGGAGGCGGCGGCGCCCGAGGCGGCGTCGACGGTGCTGTTGCCGGTTTCGCTGATGGCCTCGCGCATCTCGGCGCGGGCTGCAGCTTCCGGGTCCTTCGCTTCGGCACCGGCCGGGGCGGGCGCGTCGGCGAGGAGCGCGGTGATCTCGTCGGCCGAGAGCTTGGCATTGCCGAGGAGCATGGCGGCCTTCGTGTCCGCGCCGATCACGGCGACGGCGCGGGCGGTGGCGGCGGCGAACCCGGCAGCATAGGCCGGAGTGCCTTCGTGGGCGGCGTCCGCGGAAGGGCCGGCATTGGCGCCGCACTTGGCATCCGAGCACTTGCCGTCCTTCATCGGGCCCTTGCACTTGGAGCACTTGGAGTCGTCGGGATCGCCGTCGGGCTCCTTCTCGTTCGGATCCGTCTCGGGGTCCGCAGCGCCAGCGGCGGGCGCGGGAGCGGGAGCGAGCGACGCGCTCAGCGCGGTGCGCTGCTCGTCGGAGAGGCCGGCGAGGATATCGGCGGCGGACAGTTCGGCGAGCGCGACGACGGTGCCCGACGCGACGCGCGCCAGACCCGCCAGCGCCGTCTTGGCCTGGCTCATAAAGAACTCCTTATCTGTGGTGGTCAGCGGGCGAGTTCGGCGACCGCTTCGAAGATGGCCTCGGGAGAATCGACAGCATCGACGAGGCCAAGGCCGAGTGCGTCAGAACCGACGAACCAGTCACCTTGCAGCCCCTTGACCGCCGCAGCGGTGAGCGGGCGGGTGGTGGCGACCAGTTCGCAGAAGATGTCCCAGGTCCCGTCGACCCAGTCCTGCAACTTGGTCACGGTTTCCTTGTCGGCGTGTTCGTAGGGGCCGCCGCGCGCCTTGCGGTCGCCGGCGCGGATCATGGTCGCCGAGATGCCGTTCTGCGAGAGGCCCTTGGTCATGTCGACCAGCATGGTCCACACCCCGATCGAGCCAACCATGCCGGTCTCGGTGGTCATCACCGCGTCGCACTGGCTGGCGATGGCATAGGCGGCCGAGCAGGCCATCTCGTTGGCGAAGGCGATGATCGGCTTGCCGCCGCCGGAGCGGCCCATGGTGCGCAGCTTGCGGGCGAAATCGAAGCAGCCCGCGACCTCGCCGCCGGGGGAGTCGATGTCGAGCAGGATCGCGCCGACTTCCTTGTTGTCCTGCGCGTCGGCGATCACCTTCTCAAGGCAATCGTAACCTACCATGCCCGACCACGGCGCGACGCCGCCCAGCTTGTGGACCAGGGTGCCATCGATCGGCACGCGGGCGACGCGCTGCTCGACCGTGTATTGCCGGCGCGCGGGCGAGGCGGGCTCCTCGTCGATCCAATCCGACGCCTTCTGGCGAAGCTGCGAGGCGGCAAGGGTGGTGCCGTCGATCGTGTCGAGCTTGGCGATGCCGAGGCGGTCGACCAGCGCCGCCACCAGCATCTCCGCCTTCTCGGGGCGGAGCATCAGGGGGGCGTTGAACAACCTGCTGCTAATTCTCGCGAACTTGCTCATGCCGCGGCTCCTGCAGCATCGGACTGATTGGGCGGCGCGTCCCCTTGCGCATCCGCGACGGCGGCGGCATCAGGCTTAACGTTGTGGTTGGGGGCGGCGAGGCCGCGGCGCTCGCGCTCGGCGAGATACCACTGCTCCTCGGCCATCACGTCCGACGGGTCGCGGCCGCTCTCAAGAATGCACTCGACGGTCGACTTGCGACCGGCGGCGACATCGAGGTTGTTGGCGTTGCTTTCCTTAAGCGGATCGACCGAGCCGCGTCCCGGACCGATCCACTCGCAACTGCAGATCGCGGTCTTGTTCCGGTAGAAGTTCACCGGCCCGCCCGGCACCTTCACATCACCGTTGGCGACGTCGACCTCGAGCCAGGCGGCGTAAATCGGGGTGAGGAAGGCCTGGGTGAAGAATACCCGGTCCTCGATGAACCCGCGCCAGATCTCATTGAGCAGCGCGCGGGCCGAGGAATAGTTGATCCCCGCCCAATCCTGCGACAACTGCGGGTAGGAGATGCCGAGCGAGCCGGCGACCTTCTGCAGGATGAACTTGGCGAACTGCGGGTAGTTGGCATTCGGATGCCCAGCGTCGGGCGTCACCACATCCTCGTCGGGCAGCAGGTGGGTGACCTGCGCGCCGTCGACCATGACCGGCTGCTTCTCGCGCAGGGCGAGGTAGGAATCGATCCACGGGTCGACCTGGGTTTCACCCTCGGGCGCGAGCGCACCTTCCAGGTCGTCGGTCGTTCCGGGAGACTTGATGAACAGCGAGAAGACCGCGGCCTTGAGCGCGGCGTTGACCTCGGCGCGGTCGACCCGGTCGAGCATCTTGGCCGGGAGCATCACCTCGGCGAGGCGGCTGACCCCGCGGTTCTGCTCGATCCGGCGGGGCGAGAAGACGTGGATGAACTTGGCCCGGCCGGTCTTGCCGCGGGCGGGGATGAAGTCCCACCGCAGCATCTGAAAAGCGGGCGAGGGATCGTCGGGGTGGCCCGAGCGGACCCAGTAGCCGGTGGGAGCGCCGTTCTTGTCGAAGGCGACGCCGTTGCGCAGCAGCGGACCTTCCATCCCGGAGAGTTCGGGCGGGGTCGAAATGCGCTCGGGCTCGATCAGCAGGACGTTGGTGGTGTTGCTGAGGCCGCGCTTGTCATCCCGAATTTCCGCGGCGACCTCGCCGTCGCGGACGTAGTTCAGGTAGGCGAGCTTCGCGAGCGCGCCGAAGGAGAGCTTCATCTTGGCATCGCAGCGGCGGTCGATGTCGTTGGCCCAGACCGTGAAGCGATCCTGCACATCGGCCGTCCACTTCATCCTCCACTGGTAGTCGCGGTTGAGCAGCGTGTGGCGGGGCTGGGCCGAGAGGCGGATGTTGACGCCGATGACCGATTCGACCCGGCGATCGAGCCCGCCGTTGATCCAGCCGTTGTTCTCGTCGAGATCGCGCGAGCGCCCGAGGATGGTGTCGGCGTCGTACTTGTAGGAGGTGCCGGCGAAGCGGACATTCGGCCGCCAGCCCGAGAACTCGGCAAGGTCATGGCGCGCGGCATCGCGCTGACGGTTGGCACCGCCGCCGAAAAAGCCGCTGATCGTCGCCATCAGGCCCATGCTCAGTTTCTCCATGCCAGCGCGATGCCGCGGCGCCGGCGGGTCGGGGTGATGCCCTCGGCGATCTGGGCTTCGACCAGTTCGCTCTTGAGGGTCGCGATGTAGGTGTTGAGGTCCGCGACCGTGGCCGTGGTGAAGGTCAGGCGGCGCCCGTCGCGCCACACCTCGACCACACCCTTGCCGGTCGCGAGCGCATGGCGCTGGGCTTCCGCCTCAGTAATCCACGTCTCGATCTGCGCGGCAGAGGCCATGCGAAATCCTTCCTAGCGTTTGTTGAGGGCGGCGAAGCGGTCGATCACGGTCCGCTTCTTCGCCTCGGCGGCGGGCATCTCCTCGACGGCCCCGGCAGCAGGATCACCTCCTTCCGGCGAGAGGGAAACCGTCCGGGCCCACACCGGCCGCTTGGCCGGATCGTCCCAGGTGATGCCCTTGCGGTCGGGCTGCAGCATCAGCCGCCCGGCCTTGGTATATCCGAGCAGGTCGAGCGTTTCGTTCGGCCCGTTGCGGACGAACGACCCGTCGATCAGCGGCTCGTTGAAGATTTCCTCGAATGCCTTGTCCGGCATGTTGGTCGGGAACACGACCTGGCCCGGCGAACCGTCATCGATCGCCAGGTCCTCGAGCGTTTCCTCTTTCAGCTTGTGGACGCCGAGCATGTGCAGGGTGATCACCGGCAGGACCGGCTTACCCTCGGAGTCCTTCGAAATCTTGGTCGGCGATGGCGGCAGCGGCTCGGCCTTGGCGCTGGTCGCGCCCTTGATGCAGCGGATCCGCCGCCATGCGCCCCAGCGCTTGCCGTCCATCCGCCGCGCGAACTCGTAAGCCTTCCACGTCACGTTTCCGTCGGAGGCATCGACGGTCATCACCGCCACCGGCAGGGCCCGGCCCGGATCATCCCGCAGCGGGTAGAGCCGGTCGATCTCGGCCTCGAGTACCGCCCAGTCGTCCTGCACCTTGGCTGGGGCCAGGTCGCGCAGCGTGCCATCGCGGTGCAGCCGCTGGCGGATGGTCTTGCGCTCGATCACCGCCGAGCGGCCTTCCGCATCCCAGCCGCGGGTGAGCACGTCGAACTTGTTGCCGCCGACGTCGATCGCCTTGGTCAGGTAGAGCACCCACGGCGGAACCTGCCCCAGCCGGTAGTCGAACGGGGAGACCGGCGTTTCGGCCAGTTCCTTGGTCCGCTCCTTGAGCGCGCGGGCATCGAGCCCGGTGACGTCGCCGGCCCCTTCGAACGCCTCGCCGAAGGTCCGGACCAGCACCTGTTTGAGCTTGTCGCTCTTGCCGGTGCGCTCCTTGTGCTCGATCGCGCCTTCCAACTCGCGGGCGAGCTCGCTGAGGGCGACCTGCTTGCTCATCAGGACGTGGACCCAGAACCCCCAGGTCCGGTTCTTCTCCGGGTCGCCGGTGATCCCGGCCCGGATGTCGAGACCTTGGCCGCGGTGCATGTAGCCGCCTTCCTCGATCATCTGACCCCGCTGGTCCTCGTCGAGCACCACCCCGCAGTGCGGGCAGGCGATTCCGGCCGACCGTTCCGCGAGGCTCAAGCGGCGGTCGACCGGCGCCCCCTCGGCCGACCGGGTGTAGGTCAGCCGAAACCGTGGCACATCAGGCCAGTATTTCGTCGGGTAGGGCGAGCCGTGGCCGCCGCATTCCGGGCAGCGCATGATGTAGATGCCCTGGGTCGAGAGCGTCCACGCCTGGGCGATGCCCCCGCTCCACCCGATGTCGGGGTGGGCACAGGCATAGATCTTGCGATCGTTGCCGAGCATCCGCTGGCGCTGGCGACCCTGCTCGAGGAAGTTCGAGCGGAAGTCGCGGTGGTAGCTGTCGGGCTCGTCGAACACGATGTAGGCGGCTTGCCGGTTCGTGGTGGTCTTCTTCGACATCACCATCAGTTCGAAGGTCTGGTTGCCCAGCCGCTTCATAGTGTTCTTGTTGTCGCTCGGCCGCTTGCCGATCCGCGAGGCGACCCCAGGGTGATCCTCGAACATCGGCGTGACCACGCGGTCGGCGTAGGAGCGGACCTCCTCGGGGCCAGCGAGATACCACATCACGTCGCCGGTCGGACCGAAGTCGAGACGTTTCAGCGCGTGGTTCTCGGCGACCACGGTGCCGCCGGTCCGGCCCGGCTTGGGGACCACGATCTCGAGGACGTCCGGATCGTCATGGGCTTCCATGATCGGGACGAGGTATGGGGTCAGGTCGCGCGACCAGTTGGTCTTCGTGCCATCCGGCTTGCGGATAACCCGGTGCTGCTCGGAATAATCGATGGTCGAGATGGACTCGCGCGGCAGGAGCCGGTCGAGAAACTTGGCCGCGATCTCGGCGGGGCGCTGGCAGAACGAGTGGCTTGAGAGCAGGTGCGCCTGCTCAGCCAGTTCCG